GCCCCTGGTCCAACAGGTCAAACAGCATCGACGGGCTGCCGTGCGAAAAGAACACGGCCCGCAGGCCATAATCCCGCAGCGTGTCTACCTGAGCGTTTACTGAGGTCGTATCACCAAACCGTTCGCGGTTGAGGTTGTATTGATCGTCAGAATTGACCACGCCATAGAACGCGGCCAGCATCGCCGCAGCGCTTGAAAAGCACTCCCGCACCCCTTGGCCTGATTCGTTGTCGTGCTGGCTGAAATAGGGGACCGGCAGCCGTTGCGATTTCCCGGTTACTTTCCAGGTTTGAAACCATGCCGCATCCCGAGACAGCAGCTCGTCAGGGATTGAATCTTCAAGCTCTTTGATCGCCGCGATTTGGTGCGGCGTGCCCTGGTAGTGCTCAAAGAACGGCAGCAGGGAGAGGGGTGCCATAAGAGCCAGAGCGGCAAATATCACCGGGAAGATTGCACAGGGCAAGCTTGCAGACCGTAAACGTAGCCCTTATGCCAAAGGCCACGGGCGCTGCCATAAGTAACGCCGGCAAAGCAAAGCAGCAAGATCAACCAGGCGCCAAAATAACCAAAACCGCCGAGCATCACTCCCCCTCTTTTTTGGGGAACAATGCGGCCTCAATAAAAGCCACGGCCTGATCGTCCACGGTGTTGTCAGTGCTTTGCACCAACTTTTTGAGGCAATCAACGATCAGCTTTTTTACGGCGTCCGATTTCACAAAGGCCAGCATCACTGGCTTGAGCAGCAGAATCATGGGGGGCTGGTAGTTGCCCGCATGTTAAGGAGCTTTTGCCGGTCCTTCCAGCCTGGCGACCGAAGCCTCAAGAGTCCGCAGGCGCTCGAAAACCTCAACGTCTTTTGATCTGATGTCGTTGTGCAGGATGTCCAGCCGTGAGGTGAGATTGTCCACGGCCGTTGTTAGCCTCACCAACGAATCGCGGCCCTGTTGGTTTTGACGGCTAAAGCCGCTGAAGCCAAGCGCTGCTGCTGTTATTGACGCGCCGCAAACCGCGGCCCAGACTTCGATCATGACCCGCTCCCCTTGATCGCATCATGGCAGACACACCAGGCAACGACGAGGAACAACAAAAAGACGGGCCAACCCTGGCGGACGGGGTGAGGCTCATCGTTTTGGGTTGGTCTGCCACCCTGCTGACAATTTCATATCTGGGCATATTTCCAGGCATGAAAATGGACTCAACTTTTGTGGCTTCTTTGCTCACCGGAGCAATGGCCGGTTTTGGGATTGAACGCAAAACAGGGAACACGGCAAAAAAAGAAGCGCCTAAGATTTCATCGAACACTAAGCAACAGCCATGATTCGCCCCCTGCTGTTTTTGCTTGCCTTGGGCGTAATCGCTCCGGCCAAGGCAGATCTAGTTCATCAAATCTCGTCATCCGTACAGCTAACCGTTGACGCTGCGGCAGCGCAGACAACGCGCATCGGCTCCAGCTACTCGGTGAGCGGCTCTGGAATCTCAACAACAGACGGAAGCACAAACGACGTTTTAGGCGGCTTTGGCACGGTGACCAATGGCATCCCTGCCATTACCAACATCACCGCATCGCAAGCAACCAGCGGAAACGCTTTTAGCTTCTCGCAGAGCTACACCGAAGGCGACAGCACAAGCACAACAAGCACAACCCTCACCAATGGCGCTGTGACTGCTCTGCCGTTGCTGGGTCAAACCACAACCACAGGCGGTGGAGTTGCTGGCAGCTTGGCAGGCACGGTGACCAGTGCCCACGCGGTAACGGCTACAGCTGGCGGGGCTGGCACCTCAGTAATCGGGCAAACCGTCACGTCTCTCACTATCGGTGACTGATGCGCGCTCTAGCTTTTCTGCTGCTCTTTGCAGGCTCTGCGGGTGCGGTGCCTGTAGTGCCTCAATTCAGAACTGGCACGCAAACCAGCAACACGCGCAGCACGACGCAAGTGGTCGAAAATATCAAATCCGTGGATTTCGCCACTGGTTACACCTATTCCGTCAGCGGCACCGGAGTAACAACAGACGGGGCACTGATTCCGCAATCATCGACAACGCAAAGCGTGACCATGGAGGGCGTGCAATCGCAATGGCAGGGGCTACCGCTCAGCAGCAAACCCACCTACCAACAGCAGACCCAGGGCGCAGCCTTTCAGCTGACAGAGCATTACAGCGGGCCAGGGCTGCAAACGATCACCACAATTCAGCGAACCACGACGGTCGAAACCGTCACGGACTCAACCTCGGTGTTTGGGCCCTAGCGCTGTTGCCCATGCCTGCCTGGGGCCAGGTCAATGCCACAGCAGCGCCCAGCTCTGTCAGTAATGGCTCAGTAACAAACCAAGCGATCCAGGTAACCGGCGGACCTTGGCCGTCATATCACCTAGGCCCAAACCAGATCAGCTGCCAAGGCCCAACGCTGAGCTTTTCGCCGTTCGTTACTAAGTCCCACAATTACACCTTGCCCCGCACCCAATACCAGCGGACGCCGTATTACAACCCGCTGGATGCGAACGAAGACAACGTGCCAGACAGGCCAGGCGAGATCATGTTTTACCAAGAGACGCCCACGGGTCAAAAGGACAGCCACGCGTTGAACTATGGAATCAGCGCCACGTTTTCCATCCCCTTAGACGGCAGGTTGGCCGCCCGCTGTAAAGCACTCGGCGAAACCCAGCAGAAACTCATGGAGCAGACACTAGCCCACAAAAAACTTGATTACGAGATCGGCAGGCTCAAACACTGTGGCGAACTAGCCAAAGCGGGCGTTATCTTCCGCCCAGGCAGCCAAGCGGCGCAAATCTGCGCTGATGTCGTGGTGATCCCCAAGCCCGGCCAGGTGCTGCCACACAATCACAAAATCACCGCCCCAAAGAACGACGCAGAGCCATTACCGCGCGATTCCTATCTCTTTGCGCCAGACGTCGTTGAGCAAGAGAAAGCCGGCGAGTCTTACGCCCTAGCAACGCCTTGATCTTGGCCACAATCTTTTTGATGGCTGGCTTGATCAGCTTCAGCAGTAGGTCAGCCAACGGTTTTGCCAACAGCGCTGAGGTCGTAGCCACAAGCGCAATTGATGCCGTGGTGACAACAGCAGGCACCTCCGGCAGGCCATCAACGATCTGCTGAGGAATTGACCGCTTAGGCTCCGGCGGCTGTTCCTCTTGGGTTTGCACTTTTGGGATCTCCGGCAGCTTTGGCGTCTGCGGTGCCGGTGGCTCTGGTTTTTGCTGCGCTTCGCCCTCGGGCTCCAAAATCGTCAGCTCGCTCGGTGTGAAGTCCATCGGCTTGAACGACGGAAAGCCACCATCCGGGCAAGCGAAACCCGTACGGCTAGGGTCGTCTTTTAGCAGCGACGGATTCAGCCCAGCATCAGGATGCACCGCGACGCAACCGGGCAGGTTCATCACAGGCCGCGGAAACTGCACCGGGCGAATCACCGGCGGCTCAGGGGTTGGGATCTCCCTGATTTTTATTTCTGGAATGTTACTGAGCACTAAATGGCAAGGCGGGGCCGGTCTCAATCGGCATCATGCCCTGCATTTCTTTGGCTGTGGCGTCCATAACCAGGACCATTACCTCAGCCTGAATTTTCTCGATTGCCGCCTCTTTCATCTTGGGCGCGTTCAACGCCACAAAGATCGCCAGGGCCGACATACCAGCCGAAAGCAGAAAAGAAACAACGGCCAGCAGATTGATGATTTTTTGCATAGCTACAAAAAAGCCCCGGCTTGCGCTCCGGGGCCTGTGTTTCTGGTGTGAGTGAAGGCGTGTCCTCCTTCGCCCAAAGTGTACCTAGAAGGCGTACTTCAGGCCAACTTTGGTGGAGAACTTGAGATCTTCGTCAAAGTTCATCTCATCTTGGGTCATGGCGGCCACTTCGCCATAACCGCTCAAGCCGTCAGCCAGCTTGATCTTCAGGCCAGTTTTGCCAGCCAGTTCAACAGTGTGGTCTTTCCCGTCAGGCAGGACCACCGCAGGGCCGCCCTGAATGTAGAACTTTGTACTTTTACTGAGCTTTGATTCAAAGCCAAGATCGTTGTGCCAGGTTGATTTGGAGTAATCCGAACCGGTCCAAGAGGATTTCAGTTCGGTGTTGATGTAAGGGCCAGCCATCGCAGGGGCAGCGGCCAAGACGCAAGCAGCGCCAAGCAGAAAACGGCCAGTCATGGTGGTTAAAAGAGAAACCGCCGAAACCGTAACGACGTGTCACGGTCCCCGCTAATTGGCGTGTGCCAGTGCCCCTAACGGCCTTGGCCGCGCCTCAGCTTTTTGTTGTGCCTTGGCTTGCTGTGCTGGCCGTTGCCTTGGCGTGTTTTTTGAGGAGGGCCCTCTGTATGAATAAGTCCAGAGGTGCCCGTTTTAGCCCTTACGACCACGGCATCCCTTGGGCCCTAGTGGGTGCAGCCTGCTCATCGAGTTGCGCTTGCAACGCTGCCTCAATCTCAGCAACCTTTTCATCGCCCCCAAGAGCTTCCTTTACCCACTCAATCACTTGATCCTTAGTCAGATCAGCAAAAGCAATAAGGGTTTCAGGCCGCTCAAAGCCCACAGAGCCATAGGCCCCAGCGCTGTAGGTGCCGTCACCAGCGCCAACGGTGTAATGAGCCGTGTAAACGTATCCGTCAGCAGTCTCGCGATCAAGCTGGGCAATATCCCAGGTGTAGGTGGTAGCCATGATCAGAAAAAACGTACCCTGAGTTTAGTAGTAGAAAGCAAAACAGCAAAGCTACGGTTAGCCGGCCTCAAGGGCAGCCACTTTTGCTTCGAGAGTTTCAATGCGTGTCTGGGCTTCCTGTAGCGCCTTGATTGCCATCCACATCATTTGTTGTTCTTTGACGCCCATACGGACGACTTCTTCAACAGCTGGAGTGACAACGTTTCCGTCTTCATCGAGAACAGCATCTTTTGCCTCCTGCTTTGTCCAGTCCGCAATAACCTCAGGACAATACTCGGCAACTTGCTGAGCGATAACACCATAACGCTTGTCGTCAGTGTCAGAATCTTCGTTATAGTGGAACTTTTTAAGCTCCCAGTTTTTCAAACAGTCCCAAGTGCTATCAAGATTGACAATGTTTTTCTTTTCGCGCTCGTCGCAAAGGTTTACATCGTTTGATTGATAGTTTTTGAAGCCTCCATTTGAGTTAATTACGGCTCGTATGGTGGAACCACCGACGCATTGGAAGAAGTGTCTTGTAGAGTCATTTTGGTCATTATTGGTTGTAATTTCTATTCCGTATTGTTGACCACTAAGTCCATTATTGTAGAATCGAGCAATGAGAGTATTGCTGTTATTAGTGGTAAATTCGTGCACGTTCTCGGCGGTGCTGTAATAGCCACCATAATTACTTGCTTTTATAAAACCATTTGAACCAATCCTCATCCGCTCCGTCGGAGAAGACGCACTATCAGCAGTAGTTTCAAATTGCAAACGTCCAGGGTAATCGCCTGTTCCGGCTGAACCTTCTGCGTCACAAATAATCCGAGCAGCTACCCCCCCATCGCTCATACAAAAGTCAAGTTGACCTAGTTGTGATCCATCTCCAATACTGCCAAGAGCAACACCACGGCGGAGAGAAATACCGCCAACACCGTTAACGCCATTGTCAACATCACCTTGAATTTGTAGTAAATTTCTATTTGCTCCGCTAGATAAACCAACTAACAGCCTGCCCGAGCCGTCGATACGCATCGTCTCATCTCCTACGGAGCCGTTATCAACAGGCAAAAACTTAAGAGCAACATTCCCTTCACCATCAGCGCCAAAAAGCCGATAACCATGTTCAGCACCAACCGCACCACGACTAATTTCAATAGAAGGATTGCCGCTGGAATTTCCTACATGTAGTTCGCAGTTTGGTGAAGCAGTGCCAATACCGACATTCCCCGAGCTGTCGATAATCATGCGCTCTGCAGGAGCGGCTACATTATCGGGTTTTGTGTAAAAGTGAAGTGCGCCACCACGCTTGTTTGCAGTTGAACCTTTTTTATCCGCCTCAATTAGCGCGATATGGTGGTGGGTTGAATCTTGGCCACTGTCGTAAAAATTGATTGATCCAACTTCCTGGACACCATCACCTCGTGCTGCACCAATATGCACTTCACCGGTAAAGCTACCTGATCCACCAAAAACGTCTAAAACCTTGCCAGATCTCCAGGTTTGTGAGGCTGGACTCGATGTTCCAATCCCAACATTTCCCGAGCTGTCGATGCGCATCCGCTCACTAGTGTTGGCAATAAACTCAAGGGAGTTAGTGCTGTTATCATATAAAATTTGACCAATATCTCTATCAGCACTGTCTCCGAATAATATGCCAGTATTACTACTAGTACCACCTTCAATGGTTAAGTAACAACTACCGGAATCTTCTACATGGAGTTCTGTTACAGGGCTCGCTGTTCCAATCCCAACATTCCCCGAGCTGGTGATGCGCAGCCGCTCAGTTGGAGTTGTGGCTCCTGTTGCGCAAGTCTCAAAAGAAAGGTTGGCGGCGCAAGTGCTTGTTGTAAAAGCTTCTGCGGCTATAGCCTGAATCCTGGCACTAAAATTGTTTCTGTTAGTACCGTTAGAACCGTTAAACAGAACTTGGCCAAGAGTATTGCCATTGGCAACCGCATCGTTCTGGTTAATGCCTCCGCTCGCTTTTGCAAGAGTTAGAGTACCGCCAATGGTGGTATCAGATCTAGTAATTGAAAGCGAAGAAGTTGTAGAAGCAGTCCCTTCAATTTGGACAAGGTGTGGAAAACCAACGGGACTTTGAGCAGCAGAGTGGCCAATTAACGTCCTGCCGGCGCTGTCGATGCGGACTTTTTCTGAATTATTAATAAAGAATCTATGGGATCCGCTTGCACCAGATACAACCCGATAAAGGTCGTTGCCACTTTCTGCATCTTCGATAAGCAAGCCTCCGTTGACACTACCTGTTACGTTGGCTCTTATGCGGTAAGCAAAGTCTTGACCTGCCATCCCTAAACGGATTGAGGAATTTGCAGTAGCCGAAATATGAAGTTTTTCGTCTGGAGCGCTTGTACCAATCCCAACATCTCCTGGAATACCCTTAAACAGGTTTTCCATTGTCATCTTTTTATTCTTATCAGCCGCCGCCGATTCGCTTACATCAACAACCGCAACTAAATCACCTGTCGCCTGACTGCCCGCAGCCAGTTCAGTCATATCCGTGATCTTCTTATCAGCCATTGTTTTTAAGTCTTGATGACATACATCATAGCTATGTTACGCGGACGGGTCTCGTTGTCACCAGTGGCATTAGCAGTGTTGTTACCTGTTGTTTGGCCACTCGAACCACCGCCAAAGTTGGGGCCACCGCCAACGCTAGACGATGCACCGCTAGGAACGCTGTGAGTGTGCTGCTTAATGCCATCGGTCTGCGAGCTACCAAACGAACGCCCAGTGTCCGAGCTGGGGTCAGCGCCATCACCTCTGCGATCACTTGCCCAACCTCGAACAAACTCACCGCGCAGATCCGGCAGGTTAAACGTAGTGCTGCCGTCGCCTGTGCCGAACGTGGTTGAAATAGCAGTAAAAAGATCTGAATAAGTTGTCCTAGAAACTGCTGAGCCGTCGCACTCCAGATAGCCGCTGGGCACGCTAGTGGTTGCCATGCAGAACACCGAACCGGTCGGAACAGCTGCAGGCGTCGAAATGCTGGACCAGCTAAGCGCACCACTGCCGTCTGTCTTTAGGAACTGATCAGCGTCACCATCGTTGCCAGGCAGCGTCAGGGTGTAATTGCTGCTGATCGTGCCAGGCGCCTTGATGGCCGCGTAATTACTGCTGTCGCTGTCGTGAAAACGAACCTCGTTTTGCAGCAGCAGATTGGCTGAGGTCGCGTCAAAGCTGTATTGCTGCGTCCCGCCGGCAGAAATGCCAACGGTGTCAGCTGCAGGAAAGAAAATGCCGCAATTTGTGTCGCCTGTATTGGTTATTGACGGGGCCGCTGCAGTGCCATCTCCAAACGTGATCGGGACAGTGGTTGCAAACGCGGTGCTACTGAATGTGAATGGATCAGTACCGCCCAGCGTGAGCTTGACCGTGTTAGCCGCTGATCTGTAAATCCCGGTGTCTGTATCACCGCTAAACGTGATGCCAGGCGCCCCAGAGGTGCCCGACGTAAACTGCACTACGCCCGTATAGGTTGCACCGCTTAGCGGTGCCAAGCCAAGGTTTGCGCTGGTCAGGTCGCCAACGGTGATATATCCGTCGTTTGCGCCGTTGCGAATCTTTAGTTCATTCGTGCCGCTATCTGCAAACCATTGAAAGGCGAAGGTAGTGCTAGGCGCTGATGACCCGCTGTGGTTGGTAAAGGCTGCGGAAAGGTTGTTGTTGATGTCAGCGCGGACGTTTGAGCCCGTGTCGTTCTGGATTACGCCATCAGCCTGTGCCATCAGTTCTTCCCGTGTCCGGTGGCGGTCCAGGTGACCGCTCGGGCCACTCGGGTGTCGCTGGAATTGTAGACCGAAACGCTAAAGCCAGTCGCTGAGCTGCTGACGATCTCGTAGTAGTCACCAGTATTTTGCGTGGTGAATTGAATCCCGACAGCAGGGGTAGCGAAAAACTTGTTCCCGTAAGTCACGGCAGTATCTCCGCTGGCGCTTGTTGTCACGCTATCTGTAATCGTTCGCAGTGGCAGGTTTGAGGTAACCTCCAATTCTTGAACGCCAATTTGCGCGATGTTGCTTTGAGTCGTTAGTTCCGCCTTTAGCTCATAGCCTCTGGCTCTAAATTGCGCGTTGTTGTATTTCCTCCAGCTTGTCCAAGTAGGCGACCCATTAGGATCATCCTGCGTTGTCCTGATATACAGTTCAACCTCTGAATCTTGTGGTGTTGTGCCATCAAAGCTGGTGATTGCGTCGAAATCTGCTTCATCATCCAGCAATTTGGTGTAGGGGAAAAATCCGCGAACTTTTAGCTTGCTGTCTAATTGCACGCTAAACACATCACTGAGCGCGATTGGATTGTTGGCGAACAGATAGGTTCCAGTCTTGTGTAAGGCATTATTGCCCTGCAAAATAATTTGCGAAGGATCGTCTGTAGTGTTGTTTTCGAGCAACAGGTTTGAACTGTCTTCAAGTAAAAACAGGCCAACCGATGCAGTCTCTGTGCCATCCTCGTCTAGCTGTAATTCGTTCAAATCAGTATCAACTACAAGATTTGTTTTTGTGCCAGTGAATGCCGTGTGCTCAGTTTGCGTGTTGATATTGACGGCATTATCCAAGTCTGGCTTTGTGAACTCAATAAGCGTTGCGTTCAAGCTTTGGCGACCGCCTGAATCGACAAACTTTGCCAAGTAGGTGCCTTCTTTCAAGTCGGCATAAGCTTCTGTCGCAGCGCCTGCAATTTCTTCTGAGATGCTTGTGCTGTTGGCCCAAGTGACGCCGGTTAAATCTGGCGAATGGCGAAGCAGCACATAGCCGCCAACGCGCACATCAAGATCAGTTGATTGCGTCCAAGTAAGGCGAGCCTGCCCATTTACAGGAATCATGCTGAACCCCTGCACGTCACCAGGGGCAGCCGTGTTGCCTGCAATGTTGACAACAGTGTCAGTCGGCAATGAGCGCTTACCGATTGCAGAAATTGCAACAACCCTAAAAGTAAATTTGCCGACTTCATCGGTCAAAAGGGTGATGTTGTTGTAGGGCGTATCTCCAACCGTTTCAAAGCTTGCAGTGTTGACCGTTTTAAACGAAACCTGATAAGCCGTTGCGTTAGGTACGTTTGTCCAACTAACCTCGACCTCTGTGGTGACGCGGTTGCCAGCCTCAACCAACCTTTCATCAATGCTCACACCGCTTGGAGTTGCAGGCGGTTGATTTAGCGTCGTTATATCGCGCGGCTGCAGCGTTAAGCCGTCTTCAACGAAATCATATTTAGAGGTGTTGTGCTCAAGGGCGCTGATTGCAAAAATCTCGCCTTCCTCAACAACGCTAAGCACTCGGAATAACTGAGACTCCAGCGAGGATGTTTCAATCATGAACACCGTTTGAGCCGCTGGCGTTTGGCTAAATGCCGTGTCTACTGTGATGGTTTTATCGTCAAAACTACCGCTGTCAATTGTCCGTTGCTCAACAGTGCTGTCAGGCAACACAACGCTGATCGTGTCGCCTGGCGAAATCGCAATACTTGAGTCGATTGTCAGAGTAGTGCCGCTTACACTCGCCACACGGCCGGCTTTACGCGCACCGGCACGCATTCTGTCCATCACCTTAATGATCTGCCCAGGGCGCACTACAGCGCCATCTAAGCCGACTTTGAAAGTCACCGTGCCGCTTTCGTTTTGCTCGGAGTAGAGAAGCCAGCGCCCGGCCCTGTTGGCTTGGCCCCTGCTAGTGCATCCAAAGGCTGCGATGCGGGTTTCAATGATTCCATATTTCGCAATCGCATCCTCATCCGACACATACTCGACTTTCTGCTCGTAATTGTTTTCTGGATCGTTCCAAGTAACTAGAGCGACGGTGTGCCGTGCTTTTAGAGAGCTGCCCTCGTAGGTGAAATCTCCGTTGATGACATTCGCATTGGTGAACAGTGCCACCGGATCACTGGGGCGGTCTGCAGAGAAAGCAACCTGACCGGCTGACCAGTAGGCCATTCCGCGAAAGATTGAAGCAAAGTCCTGGATAACGTTGAAAGCCTCATCCCTGGACTGCATATAGACGTTGCAGAGGAAACGCGGCTCAGTTGAGCCCTCGCCATCGTTCACCAGTGCGTTGGTGTATTTGCTAATTTCGTACAGGCTCCACTTGTCAACTTGCGCGGCTTCTACAAAACGGCCCAACCCATAACGATCGGACAGGATTAAATCGCGCAAAATCCAAGCCGGATCGGCACACCATTCCGTTTGAAATGACCCATCCCAGACGCCGCTATAAGTCAGGCGGCCGTTAGTGCTATCGACCGTGGCATTACTTGGGATCTGCACTTTGATCCCTTTGATGTCATAGGCCCGCGTTGGAACCTCCTGGAACTGCGTGGCTTCAAATCGCAGGCCAACCAAGGCAGACAACGGATAACGCAGCTTGCCGTCAATAACTTCAGTAAAACCGCCAAGCGCTAACTGGCGAAAGTTGGTTGAGCCGTCATGGACGCCCTCGGTTCTAACCAGCTTGATATTCCAAGGCGCCGAACCGGTCAACGTGATGTCATGCGAGCGCTCATAAGAGCTAGTGCATTTACCGCTAACAGTTGCGCTCACCTCTGTAGAAAAGCTGCCCCCGTCAGGCTGCACCTGTATCTCATATTTCATCGTTGTGGCTTTCAAGCCATTGCTTACGACGAACAGCTGAGGGATAACAACGCGAACAACAACCCTATTAACATCAGTGTCAGTGATTGACCGCGTTACAGCGTCGTCAACCGCATCGCCAACAGAGGCATTGACTGAGACCACATTTTCAGCAGCTGGAAAGCCTGGGATGTAACCCTGCGCCTGCGTGCCAGCCCTGAACTCAAAGTTATCGAAAATGAAGTTATCAGTGCCATCGCTGTTCCTGATAACCGTGTCATCAAGGAAAAGAGATTTGCGGCCGTCAGTTTCGACGAAGCCCTCAATCTCTCCCTCACTGATCAGATCAATGACTCTGACGCTCGACTTGCTGAAAAGTGAGTTCGGATCGTCTGATGCCTGCTGGATCTGCGGCGCCGCCTGTTGAACAACAACCGTTTGCTGAACGACTGGCTGCGGTTTTGGGTTGCTCCTTTTCTTTTTGCCGCTGCCGGCACCTGCAATTGCTTTAGTCATTAAATATCCTCCACGCTTAGGCCAGCACTAATCACAACGCTACCGACCCGCATCCGTCCATAACAGAGGGGCACGGGGTTGCCTTGCGCTGTGAGGTTCACGGCCCCATTGAAGATGTAAGACGAGCGGTTGTCTGCCACCTCGTTGTTTTCAGGGGCAAACGAATCACGCGATCTAGCCCGTGTGGGGCTTGTAGAACCAAACGCGCCAGGGCTGTCGGTTGACATTGTGGGCGACAGCAGCTGAGCCGTGCCACCTAGGACTAAAGCGGCGCCGACATAGCCGATGGCAGTGGCAACACCTGCAGTTCCTGCAATCGTGCCTGTTGCACCCAAAACGCCCAAGCCGATAGGGCCCAGGACAATCGCCGCAGCAATCAGGCCGATGCCAGCAAAAATCTGCCCCACACCGCCACCGCCTGCGCCTTGCAAAACAGGCGTGATGCTGATTGCCTCTGCTGATCCTGTGGGGTGGTCAATATGGTCTAAAGACTGCATGGCATCCTTGCCGATCTGCACCATGTAGCCAATCCCGCGCTCACCGGCCTCGCATAGCTCGCGCTGGAAACCCTCAAAGTTGGCAGAAAGAGCCCGGATTGCTTCTGCCGGCGTGTTCAGTTCAAACTCGTGAAACCGGCCAAATTTCTTGCCTAATTCACCGCGCAGAATCACCCGTTTCATAACCGGCTCCGGTGCCGCAGGATGTGCGTTGTGTTCTTTGCATAGTAGCCAGACAGCACATCACGACTAGATAAACGGTCGCGCATATGGTGCAAAATCAGATCCTCGCCTATGCAGATGGCCACGTGAGATGGCACGGGTGATTGCAGCTGCATCAACAAAGCATCGCCCCACTGCGGCTGGGCATCGGGTTCAAGCCTGACAAATCCCTCAGCGGCAAAATTTTCCACAAAGGTGTTCCCGCCTTTGTTCCACCACTCGCCGTTTCGCTCGTAATCGCCCAGCTCTAGCCCCATTTCCTCGGCATACCAGTCACGCGCCAGGGAATAGCAGTCAAGCGTGCCATAGCACCACTCACGGCCCACTAGAGGCGCCTTCCAGCCCTCTGGCTCGTAGCTGTTCCAAGTGTCAGTGGCGACGCCGTAGATATGCCATGGCAGCTTGGTGGCCTCCATTGCT